ACTTTTCTATCTTTTGCCTTGCGGCACTTATCATCGTATTTATCAGTGTATCATCAAAAGCAAAATCACTAAGGCTCTCCGTTGTGCTTTCTTCCTCATCAACAAAACCCTCCAATCTCAGGTAATCCTTCATCTCCTGCAATGTCACAGGCTCTTGCGGTAATCCTGATACAGTAGTTATGTCCTTAATGTCGTATATCAGATTATGGTTATTCATCTTGCTTTTTTAAATAGGGGAGAGGAATAAACCTCCCCCCGCCTATACTAACCCACAACCACACTCTTAGCTTTCAAGGCCAGTCTGTGCATCACTGAAATCACCGTAGATGATTCTGTCGGCACGATCAGCAGCCATTGAGATTCTCTCTTCAATTACCACAGTAACAAGGTTCTTAATAGCATCGTCCTGATCCTGATCGAAGAAACGAACTGACAAAGGAGTACGAACGGCCATTTTAACCTTAGTAAAGTCACCGAGATAAAACTTGTCACCGCTAACTGATGTATGAGGAACGATAAGCGTTCCGAACAGGTTAGGGATGATCTGAGAAGGCGCACCAAATACATAGTTGCCATCTGCGTCTTTGGTCAGTACCAAAGCAGCGTATTGAGTAGGATGTAACAAAACAGCATTGGCAATACTTGACGGATTGGTATTCCGTAACTGTGTCCAAGCGGCAACCATTACATCATAGTTATTCGCTTCGATAGTACCTGTAAAGATTCCTGATAATCCTGAAGGAGCAGAATAAGCAGTACTATTGAAAGTCTGGTTAAGACCTAAGAACTCACCACCGGCGTTATTGGTCAACAGTTTGGTATCTTCCAAAGCCAACAGTTCTTCCACACCCACGCCGCTAATCTCTGACTGCATCCATGCAATGTCTTGCAGGTACTCTTCAGGCACTTTGTAGAAATGTGCAATCTTAGTATAAGGAACTACTGTCTTTACCCAGTCACGATCTGACTGAGGCTTTGCAGCACCGGCACCCACACTTGTTGGCGCACCTTCACCACCATTATCCCTTACAACGTATGTATCCTGTCCAACAGGGGCAGGTACTACACGGCACAGATCACGGATATGTCTTACCTCGTAACCCTTACGACCAGGCTCCCACAAAGCAGAACCATGCTGGAAAGCAGGTGTACCGCTAACACTTAGGTTTGAGTTTGCGCCGATATTCCCAACGGTCTTAATTTCAAAGGCAATAGGAGTTCTGTTCTTACTGTAAGCAGCAAGTTTATCTTTGTTCTCTTCAAAAGCCTTTGTGATTGAATTGCCTGTTTTTACTTCCAGTTTCTTAGCATTGGCGATTTGCTCATCAATCCACTTTTGATTCTCGGCCATTGCTTTCTCAGCGTCAACCTTAAACTTTTTCAGGTCGCTAAGCTCACCTTCGTACTTTTCAGCCAACTTCTTTTCAGCTACTTCCAGATGACCTTTGATCTGGTCGGCAGCCTTTGTACCCATTTTACTCTCTACCTCTGACAAAGCACCTTTCAGGGCTTCCATTTCTTCAGGGGTAAATCCTTTCTTTTCACTCATCGTTAATAATTTTACGTTAAACCAATTTTGTTATTATGCTCCAATCTCTACTGCTCGGCTCATTCTCTTGAGTGGTAATAACCGGCTCCTGCATGAGTGATTTCAGTTCTTTTATTTTGTTTTCGATTAGATTAAACCTTTCATCTGAATACTTGCCTTTTCTTAGCATAAGGTCAAGTAACTGCAAAGCATCTTCATTTGACTTTGCTTCTTTTATTCCCAACATGGGAGTATCTTCATTAGCACCCCAACGGGTTAAAGTGGAGTATTCCCACAGCTTCCATTCTGTAACCTCTCTCACATCTTCCTTCATTGACCACTTGATAGCGTTCACCCCGATTGAATGCTCTAACGTCTTTCCGTGTTCTGCGTACAGCTTGTAATCCTCGTAAATATCACGGCTGATCTGTTTTTTCATATTCAACTGGCCAAGCATCTCTAAATACTTACCGTTCTGCTTTCCTTCAATGGGAACACCCAACAAAATATCACCGTGATTAAGCAGCCATTTTACCCGCTTAAACCCCTCTCTCAATGTTTTATCAAAAGAACCTTCCTTTGATATGTCGTTATCACTATCCACATTACCTATTGCGTTAGCAGCAACAAGCACCCTACCTTTTTCGTCAAGGTCTTTTATCTGGCTGTTAAAATCTTTATACTGTTTCATACTCACTATTTCTTTGGTATCAATCGTCCGTTTTCATCTCTTTTAGCTGTTATAGCAATCGTACACCGGCAGTTTATCGTACTGGCTGCACTTGCTTTCGGGTCACCTGGGAACATCAGTTTATCTCCATTTCTCGGATCAATAAAAGCCGCATCGTAATCAATCACCGTTCCGTCTAACTTCCTGTGGTTTGCATGATCTTCCGGGTCCGTTCCCCTCGTCCTCATATCCATTGCAGCAATCCATTCTTTCTGTTGCTCAAATTCAAATGTTGAACCGGCAGCCATCGTACCTGTATTACTTGCCCTTGTGGTTTCTGTCCTCACTATCCTTGCGGCCTGTGTCCTGCTGAGTGGTAATTCTTTTAATGCTCTGACCGTTTCATCTACTCCCCATCCTTCGTTATAAGCAGTTTCAAGTGTCTTTAATAATACTTTCCTTGTGTACTCCCCGACTTCGTAAGTGATCTTGTCAAGTAAGAACCTATACAGGTAATTTTTGATGAACTCAATCCACACCTCGTTAAACCCGAAACCTTTACTTTGCCTTTTCTCCCTTAAAAACTCACTATGCTGCATCCTCGCAAACCTTAACCCTACTTTCAGGTATAAGTCCTCAATCACATCTGGAAGAGTACCCGTGTCCGTTTTCTCACTCAGGTACTTACTACCCGCATCTAACCCATTATTCTGTATAACAGCTATCAAAGAACTAATTGTGCCATCCAGTGCCTTTTTTACTTTAGGGAAGTAATTGAGTTCATACCTCCTTTGTAAAACTGCATTCCGTCTGGCTATTTCCTTTTTGTTCATTCAACCGTTTTGCGTATTGCATCCTGATAAACTTCATTCTCTCAATTTCCTGCCTGCACCCTTGCCGTTCTTTCTCAGTCATAGGGTACTTTCTATATATTAGTTTCCTCGTTTGCCTGTCCAAGTGTTTCATCAATTACGTTATATCCGTCTATTGGCTGATAACCGGAAGGGATCATTACTTCGTCCAGTCCCGGCTGTCCTTCCTCGTAATCCATGCCCATCAAATCAAGTTTATATCTCCATGACACCGGCAGCTCTTTTACCCATTGCCACTTAGTCTGAAGGTCATCCTGCAACTCTGTGAATACCGATAAATCGTAATCAACAATGATATTCTGTCCCTTGTACCCCCAATCGTTTCTGAGCTTCCTATTCAGATGTTCCCTGAATGAGTTTAACTGTGGCAAAGCACAACGCATCGTAAGGGCTTTTTCACCCTCCTTTTGGTTGTTGAATGTTTTGTTGTCTGGGTCGTTAAGCAACTGAGAAGGCACACCGTAAACATTACAAAACCTTCTTAAACTCCATTTCTCGCTTTCAACTATTCCCAAATCAACAGGGGAGAGTCCAGCATCTACAATACCCATTCTATAACCTGAGTAAGCAAGTTTACCGGCATTATTACCACCGGAATATTCTTTGCCGCCTAATACTGCTTTGATTTGTTGTGCCTGCAATTGGGCAGTAGCTATATCAACCTTTTCCGCATCTTCATTAACAAACACTATCCTCTTCGGCCCCTGATTCTGGAACTGTGCCGCCTCTGTCTTATTAGCTTCGTTACTTTTTGTCGTTAAGATTAACGCAGCTTTTAACGGAGATAAACCCCACAAATGATCGCCTTGCGCTGAGTACACCGGATTAAAAAACTTGTCATGCAAAACAGCCTCAACCGGAATATTACTTTCATTAATCAACCCCCATTCTGTCAACTCGTATCCTGTAACTTTAAACGGCCACTGAGCCGTAACTTTCATAGTTAGCAAGTCAGAAGGGAGAATGTGTAATGACTGGGGTTTACCCATGTTAGCCCCGCCATCCAGTAACTCAGCCCAAATCATCCGGTCACCTGTAAGCAGTTTAAATATTGAGCTGTTAGCGACTAAATCCGAAAACGTATCAACCCCGTTAGGACTTTCAAGTAGTGCGGATAACTTTGAATCGTTAACCGGCTTTAATGCTTTCTCCCTGTATTGTAAGGCTTTTTTGTAATCTTCCCCGCTTATTTCTTTTCTCTGGATTAACCCGAAGTACTTTTTAGCCGCTTCGTCATCTACGATCTTATACTGACCCCAGGGAGCTATCCTTACCTTGTCAGTGATGAGATTAACAATAGCGTAAATTAGATCGTTAACGGTGTAACCTTCGGTGATATAGGTGGTCTTGTTGTCGGCAGGCTGGATAAATTGGCCGTTGTATAATTGGTAAGACACCCCGCTCTGGAGTGCTTTCTCTTGTTTCTTCCCTAATAACTTATTTAACCAACCCATTTACCAAACCCTCACGGCCATCTGTGGCCTGTTTAATTTCGTGTATATACCGTATCGCATCGCATCGCAGGCATGGTCATTGAACTTTACCGGAACCTCGTCAGGGTGAATCTTACCGTCTTTGTCTAACTTCCATTTGTAACTCCTTAACTCTTTTATCAGGTTAGAACTATCGGGGCTGACAAATAGAGGCATTGACTTTACTTTCTGAATCCCTGCATAAACATCCTTCTCTGCCGGTTTAGCGTTAAATCCTGCCCGCTTCAACTCTTCAATGGTCTTAGGTTCTGCGTTATCACAAAACAACTCATCAGACCTTTGAATATTCAACCCCTTCATCCTTTCAATCAAATCACCCGTTGTTAGTTTGGTTTCGTATAGTTCCTCTTTTACATAAGAGCAACCTTCTTTAAATCCTATCTTAACCACTGCTGACGGTACGTTATATCCAAAGTCAACCCCGTAAACAACCTCACAATCAGCCGGAAATTCAGCATGCTTCCAGTGTGTGTAGATGATTTCCTGACTTGAACCCCTTAACCCTAAACCAAACACCTTCCATAAATTCTCATCAGCATCTTTCAGGCTTTCTATTTCGTCAACCTGTTCCTTTGGCAGGAATGGATTGTTTTTATAGGTCGAATGGATTAACAGGTTACCTTCTTTATCGCTGACATCATACACCCAACTGGCCTCATCAACCGGATTGAAGTCTAAGAAGATCGTCTGCTTTGTCCTCAGTGCTAACTGAGTGTAAACAGTAAACGGCAACAGATTTGCCTCATTGACAAACAGTATATCCCGACCCGGGCCCCTTACTTTCCCCGGTTCTTCAGCTCCGAAAAACTCCACATAAGACCCGTTAGGGTAGTGGTAGATATTATCGGTTTTATTGAAGTTATTATCGTTGTATAATCCGGCTTCTTCGACTATCTGAAGAAAATCACGCCTTGCACCTCGTTTCAGGTGGGGAAGGGAAGGACTAACGATTGATATGCTTACCTTTTCCTTGTACGGTATGTAAAGAGCTAATAATTGAGCTAACGAATAGGTTTTACCGGATCGGGTAGAACCCTGATTTGAGATAACCCGATACTTTCCTGATTCATACGCTTCCTTGTTCCATTCAAATACATCAGTATATAGAACTGTCTCTTATACACATCTCCTCGCCCCCGAG